CTGCAAGGCGACTGCGCTCGTGACGAAGGACGATGGCACCGAGCTGACGACTCTCGTCGAGACCTGTAGTTGCACCGTCGAGCACAACGCGGCCTGAGATAGCAACTCCAGGTGGCTGCGCCGAGCGTCAGGAACGTCGGGACCGCCGTCTTCGACACGGTGGCCGATGGTTCGATCGATCCGGTAAATCCGGTCCACCAGGCGGGCGACATCCTCATCTGCTTTGCCGGTAGCTCGGCAAACGCATCCGTCACGCCGACGCACTCGGTCTCGGGTTGGACGCTCCTCGGGACCGCCGCCAACACCACCGGTACGATCCGGGCCAGGGTCTCCGCCTACTGGAAACGCGCGACGGGCAGCAGCGAGACGAGCCCGACGGTCGTCTGCACTCCGACGCTCGGCACGGCGGCACACCACTCCGCGGTCGTCATCTCGTACCAAGGCGCGGTTGCTACTGGCGACCCGTTCGAGGGGCTCGACCAACAGCAGACGGCCGGTGCGAGCACTATCGCCGTCACCCGCGGGGCGATCACGACGGAGCGGCTTTCCGTCATCGCCACCCATCACGCCGACAACGTTGCCACCGGCGCCTCTGAGAACCACGCCGACGCATACACGCAGCGGATCGCGACGGACAATAACAGCGGGATTGACGGCTTCTTGTGGATCGCCGACTTCGGCCCCGTCGACGACGACGAGTCGGTGACCGTCACCTACGCGAGCGGCGGGACGAGCGTCGGGATCGCCGGCCTCGCCTTCGCCCTGCTCCCGCTATCGGCGACGGAGGCCACCGGGCGCTTTGCGGGCACCGCGAACTTGGAGAAGACCTCCACCGCGCGCGTGGCGGGGACCGCGACGCTGGAGAAGACCTCGACGGCGCGATTCGCCGGGACGGCGGACCTCCAGTCGCCGACCACCGAAGAGACGGCGCGTTTCGCTGGCGCTGCAACGCTGGAGAAGACGGCGACAGGTCGCTTCGCCGGTACGGCACTCCTGGAAGGGACGGTCACGGCGCGGTTCGCGGGACTGGCGACGCTGGAGACGACCACCACGGCCAGGTTCGCGGGGCTCGCCACCCTAGAGACGACCGCGACCGCGCGGCTCGCTGGCACGGCACTGCTGGAGCGGATCGCCGGCGGACGGCTTGCAGGCACGGCGCTGCTGGAGCGCATCGCCTCGGCGCGGCTCGCCGGCACGGCGGACCCGCAGCCGCCCATGACGATCGAAACGGCGCGGTTGGCAGGGTTGGCCACACTGGAGAAGACGCAGACAGGTCGGCTCGCTGGCCTCGCCCTACTGGAGCGGGTGAACACGGCGCGACTCGCCGGTACCGCGACGCTGTCCGCTGAGATGGAGATCACGACAACGGCGCGTTTTGCGGGCGGCGCCACGTTGCAGGGCCAAATAAAGATCGGCGGTGCGGGGCGCGGGGGAGGAAATCCACACGGACGCTCCAGGTCGAATCCATACGGCCGGCCCAAGTCGAGCCCCCACGGGAGGCCGCGCTCCGGGCGCTACGGGCGGTGAGCGCTAGCCAAGGGGCGGCTGCCCGGATATGCGGGGGCCGTGGCCATCCTCCGCCCCTGCGCCCAGCCTGGCTGCTCCGCCCTCGTCCAGCGGGGACGTTGCCAGAGGCACGACATCGTCATGTCTCGCCCCACCAGCACGGCCCGCGGGTATGGAGTCCAGTGGCGCAAGGCACGCGCGGGCTACCTGGCCAAGCACCCGTTCTGTGTGGACTGCGCTCGCAAGGGTGAGGCGCACCCAGCCACCAACGTCGATCACGTCAGGGCGTGGCAGACGGGTATCACCGAGACCGAACGCTTGGTCCTGTTCTGGGACTCGGCCAACTGGGCTCCACTCTGCGCGTCACATCACTCCCGGAAGACGGCGAGCGTTGACGGTGGGTATGGCAACCCCGCCGGCCATCATACTCGCAGTGAGGCCGAAAACCGTGGGGTCGTCTTGCCACACCAAACCACCGTTCTAAAAACAGGAGGTTAGGAGATGGCCCGCCCGCCCGCCAACGCGCCCCGCCAGTCGTCTCGTCGGGCCCTCGCGAAGCTGCCCAAGGCGCCGAAGGGCATGACGCGTGAACAAGTCGGCGTTTACTGTCGGTACGGTCAGCTCATGATCGACGCAGGCACCCTCACCGCCACGGACGTGCCGTTGCTCGAGGGCGCGGCCCGAGTGAGGGCGACGCTCGATGATCTGTACGCAGATCCGGATGCCTCGCGGGCGACGATCGCGGCATTCGAGCGGCTCCACAAGGAGCAGTTGATCCAGCTCGGGCTGACGCCAGCCGCTCGCCGCGCCGTCCAGCGCTTGGACTCGCCTCGGGATCCCGACGGAGACCGGGTGCGGGGCTTGCTCGAATGAATCTCGAATCCCGAGAGCTCGCCAGGAAACGGCGCCCGACGAAATCGGCGGCGGACGCGCGCAGGCGCGACCACTCCGCGATCGCCCGGGGGTGGGAGGACGATGTCCTGTCGGGGCGGATACCGATGGGCGAACTCGTCAGGAAGGCGATCGAGCGGCAGCGCGCGGACATCGCTGGCCCGCCGGCCGGCTACGCTTGGAACGCCGAGGAGGCCGACAAGGCGTGCGCGCTCGCCGAGGAGCTCGCCTTCCCCAAGGGGCCAAAGCGCGGCCAGCGCTTCCACCTCGAGCCGTGGCAGATCTGGTTCCTGGGGTGCATCTTCGGCTGGCAGGATGCCACGACCGGGCTGCCCCGTTTCCACAAGGTCACCGCGTTCATCCCCAAGGGCAACGGCAAGTCGCCGCTCGCGGCGGCCATCGGCTGCATCGTGATCGCGCGTGGCCGGAACACCGGGGCCAAAGTCTACTCCGCGGCCGTCACGGAGAAGCAGGCGAACAACGTCTTCCAGCCGGCGCAGGAGATGCTTCGCCAATCACCGAAGGTGCTCGAGGCCGCGCAGCTGGTCGTCACCGAGCACGCGATCAAGGGCATCGGGGACCCGCGGATCTTCGAGCGAGTCTCGGCCGAGAAGCGCAGCGCGGACGGCGCCGTGCCCGACTGCATGATCGTGGACGAGGTCCACCAGCACCCGACCCGCGCGCTCTACGACGTGGTCTCGAACAACGCCTCAAAGGTTGATGGCTCGCGCGTCGTCGCCATCTCCACCGGCGGGACTGACCCGTCGCCGACATCGATCGGTTGGCTGCTGTACTGCGAGGTGCGGGACATCCTCACCGGCAAGTTTGACGCGCCGGCGCACTTCGCCGTCATCTTCGAGGCCGACCGGGATCTCGACCCCTGGGAGGAGTCGACCTGGAGGCAGGCGAACCCGAACTACGGCATCTCCATCTCGGCCCGGAACTTCCGGACGACTGCGGAGGCGGCGCGCGCAGATCCCACGGCCCAGCCCCACTTCTTCGCGACGCGGTTGGGCTGGTGGTCGCGGGGCGCGGACAAGTGGATGGACCTCGCGCGCTGGGACGCTGCCGCGGCCGATATCGGCGAGGAGCAGTTTGCCGGCCGCAAGGTCTTCCTCGGGATCGACTACGCGCCGAAGCTCGACTTCTCCGCGATCGTCGAGGTCGCCGCGTCGCTCCGGGAGGACGGACGCCGGCAGTACGTCGTCCGCTCTCACGGCTTCTTGCCCGAGCGCTCGCCGACGCTCCACGACCTGCCAGCGCTGCGGAACATGGTGCCCGGATGGCTCACGCTGACGCCCGGGGACTCGCTCGACGCCGGCACACTGCGCCCGTCGATCCTGGCACTCGTCAAGCGCTACCCGGGCGCCGAGGTCTGCCTCGATCCCTTCGGCTGTGTTGAACTCATGACGTCCCTCGACAGGGAAGGCGTGCCGCCCTTTGAGATTCGGCAGCAGTGGAAGTTCCACTCACCGGCCATGACGGAGGTCCAGGTTGCGCTCTCCCAGGGGCGGCTCGTTCACGACGGGAGTCCGCTCATGGCGCTGTGCATGGCGAACGTCGTGGCATCGCCGGACCGGAACGGGAACGTCACCCCGGGCCGGGACAACGACGCGAAGAAGATCGACCTGGCGGTGGCGCTCCTAAACGCCATGTACCGCGCCTTCACCGTGGACCTCTCCATCCCGACCGGGCCCGGGTTGTCGGTCGTCTCGGCCGAGGACGACGTGCCGGCGACGGACGCGACATCGGCCGAAGCGGAGCGCGAACGCAACTTCCCGTGGGGCGACGAATGAACGCACTTCTAAGGGCATGGGCCGCGCTGCGCCGGAGGGGGCCACAGAGCCCGGCGCCCGAGTCGCCGCGGTACGAGACGCCCGGCTTCTGGGGCCAGTTCGGCCTCGTGCCGGGGGATCTGTTCCTCACGGTCGAGGAGCAGATGTCCGTGTCGGTGGCTTGGGCCTGCATCCGGGCCATCGTCGACCCGATCGCCGCAAGCGAACTCAAGCTCTACGAGGATCGGGACGGCAAGCGCACGGAGGACCGAGAGTCGTGGCTCTACTGGCTCCTTAACGTGGAGCCACACCCCGAGTATACCTCGCAGGGCTGGACCGAGAGGGTCCTCACCTCCGCCGTCGCCACCGGCAACGGGTACGCCTACATCCGGCGTGACGGGAACTCGCGGCCCTCGTCGATGCAGCCACTCGACTATCGGCGGATGCAGGGCGACGACGAGGACGGGGTGCTCGTCTACCGGTACAACGATCCGGTGAACGGCGAGGTGCGGATCCAGCCCTCGGACGTGATCCACGTCCCCGGGCCTCGGACTCGGGGTTTCTACGGTGATTCCCCGATGGCTCGCGCTGCCGCCGCACTCGCGCTCGCGAGAGGGCAGGAGATCTACGCGACCAG